AATAGTAGAGAATGGACTGCTTGAAGGATTATCTCGAAATGAGATAGCATCTAATTTATTACAGAATGATCAAAGTGGTGTTTTCAGCCTAGCCAGAGCTAAAAGAATCGCCCAAACAGAAAGCACAAGGATAGTAAATGCTGCAACTGTTGAAAGCTATAAGGAGGCGCAAAGCTTTGAAATACAAGTAAGAAAACAATGGCTATCTGCAAGAGATACCAAAGTTAGGCCGTCTCATAGAAGTTTAGATTATAAAGTTGTTGATCTACAAGAAAACTTTAAAACCGACACAGGACATGAAGCATCAGAACCGGGATCTTTTAATGTAGCATCTGAAGATATTAATTGCAGATGTGCGATCTTGCCGGTTGTGGAGGATAAAGATCAAGCTCCGGTTATTCCTATACAATTAGATTAGCCCTCAATATCTAGCTCTTGCACTGTTACTTCAGTGAATGGATCTTCTCCATATCTGCCATAAAAATCTTTTTGATGTAGCTCTACAATTTGATTATCATCTAGCCATATCATGCTTGATTTGGTGATAGCATCTAAAATGTATTTTGCATAGTTATCTATATCGGGAATGGTTGGCTTATATAGTCTTTTACCGGCTGTAACTACTTGTCTTTTTAATCTTTGTGGGCAAGGTGACACAGTGGTTATCTCAACTCTTAAAGGCTTTGTGGTTTGCTTCCAGTGGCTTTTTAATACTTGCGATTGTATATGTATATTTGTTTCTTTTAATTTGTCTTTGTGCTTTTTATTGTAATAGCTTCCAAATTTTCCAACTTTTACTCGTGGTTGTGGATATGGTTTTCCTGGAAGAACAATGCGTAATATCATTCAACACCAAACATCAAATAACCAGGTTTTACATTTATAGCCCGAGCAAAAATAACAACATCTTCTATATTGTATTTAATATTACCATTTAAAATTCTTTTTACTTTTTGATATCTGTTATCCTCAACCGGAAATCTATAACGATAACCATTAATTATTTTTTTAAACAATCTTCTATCTGGATCATTATTTAGATATAACTTTGCATTAAATATAAAGTTACTTTCTACTTCTATGTATTCTTTGACATTTGGATCTGTATATTTAAATCTAAAATCTATATGTTCCATAAACAACAAATCAACAGGATGAACATCTAAATGCTTGGCTAATATATATATTTTTTTTAAAACTTTTTCATTGATATATTTAATATCACATGCACACAATCTGCCCAGCCATCTCCTATCAAGACCACTATTGATTGAAGTTGTTGTTATATTCACTCCTCTTTTATATATAATAAATTTTGCGTTTCTATAAATCATCATAACTCACAGTGATTAACTGCTTCTATAAAAATATTCATAATTTTATTTATTTCAAGATCAAAAACCTCATCTAAACTAACATCACACTGTAGCTTATCAAACACGGCGTTTTTAATTGCTTCTTTCAGCTTATAAGACATAAAGCGCAATTCTTGATCCTCTAGATCATTCCATGCAACATATAGATCTTGAATTTGCATATTATCATAATATTCATCTATTGTTATATTTTCATTGTTGTAATCTTCTTTTAATTCATAACCTCGTTTAAGTATAATTGTGTCTAAATAGCTTTGAATATGTAGAAGCTCATCAAACTCACAAAGCTCAATATTTAAATGATTATAAAACTTTGTTTCTAAAAGATAGAATCCATAAATAAAGATTTGTTTTATATCGCTTGTTTTTATATCTGCTTCGCATACATCAGTAGCTGAAAGATCATATTTAATTCGTAGCTTCTCTGTTATAGTCATTGTTATATCCTGGTTTATTGGTTAGTGATTTTATTGTAGCACGTTTCACAGTATGCAACAAGTATTATTTATCATTATCGCCTAATTCTTCAATTGCAGTATATCCACAACCGGTATAAAGGCGCAAAGCGCGCGCTATAGCTCTGGTTTCTGCCATGCGTATTAGATGAGGCGCAATCATCTTGCCTACATTCCTAGGTGAGGCGTCTCCGATAGCTGAATACATACCTCTCTCCCCTACAACCTTCGCCCTAAATATCGTTAGACCTGTAGCATTTGTTATGTATGTTTTTCCATTCTTCTCTTCTTCTGTTCTGTCTTTATCTATTGAGATAATATCTGTTTCAATGCCTTTTAAACCTTGGTCATGCGCCATGGCTAATAACCCTTTGAAGGTTATGAAATCCTTGCCTTGTAGGTTTATAATGTATTCAGCATACTTCTCTAAATGTTCCGGTAATTGTTGTTTTTTATATCTACTCATTTTCATTCTCCTATTGGTTATGTAAAGGTTTTATGATTTTATTTATATATTTATTTCGTTATGTAAAGATTTATAAGTTTCTGTAATATTCTGTTTCAAGTTCTGCGCGATGATCAATCTCTTCCTGATATTCACGCTCATGTTTTTCAGCTAGATCAATCGCTTCTTCTAGCTCAACAATATAACGCTCTATATATTTTTCTTCTGGTATTTCTTCCAGCTCTCTATCTTGTAGATCTCCAAAAAGTGATTCCATGGTGTCTTGCCATGTTATATCTCTATTCATCTGATACATCTCAAGATCATCGAGTATACATTGAAGCTCACCACAAGACAATTCATCATAGTTGTAAAAAAAGTAATATATTTTATCTGGTTTATTCATTGTTATTTCCTTTGGTTGGTTGATGGGAGGGTTTCCCCTCCCTTGAATTTTATTTAATTTTTATACTATCCATTTTTTTTCTTTATCAATAGCCCAATTTCTTTGATTATAAGCTTCTCTTAATTTGTTTTTTAATAGTTCTATATTTTTATTTGATAAATTTTTATTATATGTAAATACTTCATAATCACCATAAAAATCTCTTACACGCTCAATTTTACCATCAACATATAATTTATTTTTTAAATCTAATATTTTAGCATTCCAGTATTGTATTTTTTCTTTGTTAGTCATTGTTTTTTCCTTTGGTTGGTTGGTTAGTGTTTCTATTATAGCATTTGTTTCACGCTATGCAACAAATATTATATAAAATAACTCAATAATTGTTATTTATTCTTTCAAAGATTGCTGAAGATCTTCACTTTTGGTATATATAAAGGGAGGTTTATTAAATGCATTTTTACACCTATCAAATGAAAAAAGCCAAAAGCAAAAAGAAAGCTACCGAGACCGTTAGTTTTGTTGCCTCTACAGCTACACCGGATCGCTATGGTGACGTCATAGATCAATCGGGCTGGAATACAGAGGCATATAACCGGAATCCGGTGGTTTTACTCAATCATGATAGCTCACAGCTTCCAATAGGTAAAGGTAATGTTCACGTCAGAGATGGTAAACTTGTTATTGATGTACAGTTTGACGACCAAGACCCAAAAGCGCAAGAAGTCAAAAGAAAAGCGCAAAACGGATTCATGAATGCTGTAAGTGTAGGGTTTCGACCCCTGGAAAGTAAAGAAAGATACAATCTTCCAAAAGATAATAAATATTATGGTACAAAAGGAACATATTTTTCAAAAGCTGAATTGCTAGAAGTTTCAATTGTAACTATCCCGGCAAATGGAGAGGCTACGATGCTTGAACAACGATATTTTAATGATTTGAAAACTTCTATGGTTGATGAAATCAAATCAATTATTAAAGATGAATTCGAAAATCAGTTTAAACATATTTTAAATGTAAAGGAAGAAGATGATAAATATATCATTGAATTTGCTAAAGCCGGACCCTCTGAAGAAATTGAAGAAGAAGAATTATCTGAAGAAATCGAAGAAGACGGATACAAAGAAGATGAAGAAGAAAGTAAAGATCTTGAAGAAGAATCCACTGAAGAGATGGAACTTGAAGATGAGGAAGAAGAAAAAAAGAATTATATCGATACATTAACCGAGGCTTTTGCCTATATAATTAACTCATAGAGGAGAATATCACTATGGATAACAACAAAATAGATGAGGCGAAACGCTTAATATCGGGCATTGTCTCACATCAAAAAAACACTGATGATCGTTTGCGCAACTTTGAAGATCAAGTAAAAGATCTTAAGAAGGCTCAAAAGCTTCTTGCTGAAGGTCAAGCAAAAACTTACACACCTGAAATTCATAATAATGATTATGCATTAAAGCAATTTCAAAATGACGATGGATCAGTTCAATGGAATACAGAAACCAAATCAAAGCATATTGAAGGACAAGGGCGTCTAAATATTGAACAAAAAGGTATTTTAGATGCTGATGTTTATTGCAATCAATGGCATGCCGACTTGGTAAAAATGAACCAAGATCGATCTCTAGCTCGTATGATGATGAGAGATCCTCATACTCCAAAAGCAGATATGAAGCTTTATAGCCATCTTCAAAAAGCTCCTGGATTTATGAAAGGCGCAGTAAATAAGATCTTTTCTGATTCTGCTTCGGTCGGTGGCGAATGGATTCCTGATGAGTTCAAAACAGAGCTATATCAAACCTTCCAAGTTCCTCGTGGATTGCGCGCTTTATTGCCAACAGTAAACATGGAACGTGAAACCCTTTTGATCCCTAAGTTATCAAGAGGTGGCCGTCCATACATTAAGGGCGTTGGATCTGATTCTCTAACCTCTTACACCCACAGCACTATAGAAACAGCACAAAAAACTGTAAGAGCTAAAGGACTAGCAACATTGATGAATATCGATGATGCAGCTGGTGAAGATTCTGCATTTGCGATCATTCCGGCATTGTCAAAACAAATCGCTCAAGATCTTGAAGATGCTTTTGAAGATGCTATGCTTAATGGGGATACAAATGATCCTCATCAAGATGACATTTCTAACTGGAATCTACGTGAAAGATGGGGATCTTCCGGACTTGGAGGAAGTTCTGATCATCGTAAATTATTCCTTGGAATGCGCGCTGCTGCTGCTGATAAATCTACAACTTCGGCAATTACAGGTACAGAATTATCATTTGCTGATTTTATGGCTGCTGTTGGTTTGATGGGTGAGCTTGCTGTTGGAAATAAAGTTTGCGTTGTTTCTCCTGAAGCGCTTGTTGCTAACTTTTTACAATTGGACCAAGTTGTAACATTAGAAAAGTTTGGACCACAAGCAACCATTCTCACGGGACAGTTGGCAAGCTTGGCTGGAATTCCAATTGTTATGTCTAGATTTATGGGTGCTGATCTTGAGAGTACTGGTTTATTCTTAAACAGTGGAGATAAAAATAAAACTGGTTATGTTATCTTCAATACTGATTCTTGGTATCAATATTTGAGACGCCAAATAACCATTGAGAGTGACAAAAATATCGCTTCTGGTGTTATACAACTTGTTGCAACTATGAGATCCACAATGGATTCTCCTGATGCTGATGCAACAAAAAATGTTGTATATGGTATTGATCTCCCAATAGGCTAGAGAATAGGAATAATGCATGAGTTTAGTATCTGTTTCAGCTTTAAAAGAGTATCTTCCAGAGATACAGGGATCTGATGTTGATGCTGATCTGACTGCACTCATTACCCGGGTAGAAGGCTTCATAGCTCGATACCTGGGTTTTCCTTTGTCTGATAGTGCTACCTCTTACACTTTAGATCAATCAACCTATACAGTTTTCCAAGATGGTCCAATGTTTGAAGTATCCTTCGTTTTACAGCTGCCTATTAAACCAGTAATATCAATAACAAGTATTCACTCAGATGTTGATCGTGAATATGGATCAAGTACTGAAATCGACTTAACCAAAACAACAACCGATAAAGAAAATGGTAGAGTTATTCTAAATGATAATTCAACTGATACTTATGATGTAGGCTATCGAGCTAATAAAATAATAGGCTCTTTTGGCTTCGATACTAGTAACCCACCGAGTGATCTAGTTCATGCCATCTGTGTGTATTGTAGCCACTTACAAAGGGCTAAAAATAGCCAAGGAAATCAAAGTATAACTCAAAGAAATAGCACAGTATCATTGTCACCACGTACCATGCCGATTGAAGTTAAAGAAATATTGAGGGGTTATCGCAATGTCTCAACTATCATTTGATCAATTTGTATTTAAAGTACAGAATTTAGATTCTAAGCTAATGACAGAATTAAAAAAGATTCTTGTTGATAGCGCTTTACAAATGGAGCGTGATGCTAAATTAAACGCTACAACATACCCACGGGTTAGAACAAATACGCTAAGACGATCTATAACAGGATTCACAAAGATGAAAATGGGAGAGTCTAGAGTCTTTCTACGTGCCGGTGGAAAAGTTGAAGGTAAAGAAGTTAATTATGCGCGTTATGTTGAACACGGAACAGATAAAATGGCTGCCCGGAGATATTTGGGTAGAGCATTTAATAAAGAATTACAACATCTTTCTAATCGTTTGTCTTCTCTGCTTAGCAATAGCATGGGAGCTGATTAAAGATGAGTGATACAGTACAAGTAACGATATTAAATAGATTGAAAGTGATCGCTGGTGGTGATTTTACTGCTGGTTTTTCAGGTTTAAATCTAACCAACAAAGTCATTATTGGTGCTAGCATAGGAGCTTCACAAGTACCATCAGCATCATTAACATTCATTGATACAATAGAACAACAAGGAAGAACATTAGGACGCTATTTGGGCGAATCTGTTTATCAAATTGTTTGTTATGCCGGTGGATCAAGCATAGAGAAAAGAATACAAAATGCCATGAACCTTGCCGGAGATATACAAAAGGCTATAACTTCAGATCGTACTTTAGATTTGAATGGACAAACCCAAGATGTAATTGTTAATTTTACCTCTCTAGATGGTGAAGAATATGGTATAAATCAATGTGGTGTATCATTGATTGAAGTTAGAGTAACACACCAATCAAAGTTCGGGGTTTAAATGAGTTGGTATAGCAATGATTATAAAAGAAGAATGCCGATTGTAGTGGATGGATCAGCATATACAAGCGCAAATGCACAAGTACAATTTACTGTACCGGATGATTGGGATGATTTCTGGAATAATATAAGATCTGATGGTAATGATATTGTTGTGACAGATAAAACCGGAGACTATAAAGTCGCGTTTGAAAAGGGTTTTAATTATTCTGATAGATTACTCAGTATAAATGTAAATATAATTACGACTTCAGAAGAAAGTTCAATGCATTTAATGTATTTATACTGGGATTTTCCAGATGAAACAACAGATCATGAAACACCAGTTACAATTGTTAGCGCTTTATCTGGTTATATATATTTAGGTAGTCCTTTTGGTTTTATTGTAAATTTAAATAATAGATCTAGTTTATCAACAGTACCATCGACAATTATACAAAAAGATCCAGATGAAAAAATAGATATTTGGTTTCCATATTCGCAATTAATGGCTTCTCGTAGTCTACCATTCAATGAAAGGTTAGATTTTAAAGGGATACAATCGTTTACAATAGAAGTTTTAGACAGTGCCGGCGCAAATCAAACAAGCTTGTTCGCACTTGAAGAATCTAGAGTTATAAATGGATGGATAAGAACAAGAATTCAATCTGGAACTGTAGATACTGATTATGTAGTCAGATTAATTATTAAATCTACAGATAGCGAAATATTTGTTTTAAGTACATTATTAAAAGTTAAAAAATTATTACCAACATAGGAGACTATCATGCCTTTAGAATTTGGACGTGGCGCATTTATTAAAATAGGTGAAGAAACTACATATGGAACTATCGCCGGTTCTATGGGTGTAGATAACAGAATTATTTCTGCATCGTTTCAAAAGACCCAAGAAAAAGAACGTAAAACCCATCTTTCACAAAGTGGATCAGGTGGTTTTCAAAATGGACATTTTGAAGCGTTTCTTAACGTAGGAGGCTCGATTGATTTGCCTTTACTATATGAGGGTTCTGGTATCTTGTTGAAGGCTGCTGTTGGAAATGCTACAAGTTCGGGCGCTGGACCTTATGAGCATCTTTATGTGCCTTCAGCTGATGGATCTGTTCCTTCTTTGAGTATTGGTTTGCAACGTGGTACAGGATCAAAAGAAATCTTCCTAGGTTGTAAAGTATCCACCATGACTATTTCAGGATCAGCCGGAGAAGAGATAACAGCATCGTTTGATATTATTGCTCAAGATGCAAATGCTCGGGCTGCTGCATATACCTCATCTTTTGGATCAGGTAAACAAATGTTTCACTTTGAATGTGGAGAGTTAAGTTTCAATTCAGGTGGTACTCCAACATATGCCATGAAATCTTTTGAATTTACGCTTGATAATAAATTGGAAAGAAGAAATCTTTTAGGTAGCAAAAAAAGTCTTGAGCCGGTTGTTTCAGATGTTAAAGATGTCACTTTGTCGGTAACTTTAGAAATGGAAGATAACAATCTTTTTGATGCATATATAGCCGGGACACAATCAGATGTTGTATTCACTCTAACAAATAGCGATGGAGATGCATGTGAAATAACGATTAGAAATTGTTATATAACCGACTATACGGATGACATTAACACGTTCGGACCGATAGAAAGAAATATGGTCTTTGTTGGTGAATCTGATGCTAGTAATGAAGCTATACAAATAAAAATCACAAATAATCAAGCTAGTGCAATCGCGAACTAATATGTTATAGAATGTTATAAGGAAGGATAACATGGAAATATTAAAAGAAATAGCAACAGCTACAACTTTTCAAGTAGCTTGTTTTGATGGTAAATTATTGATAGAGGGGAGAATCCTTAGCGCACCGGAGATTGAGCAAATCGGTCTCGGTTCTTCCCTTTTGGCTTCTGAAGTTTTGATGAGTAACAAAGACAAGGGTATTTCTTCAATTGATGCAATAAGAGAAAAGGCACAAAATGAAGGCATGGAAGGGTTAGATGAAAATGAGGTTATGCGACTTTTGGACTTTGCCAAATCGATCAGACCTGAAACAATGGCTAGAATATCAGAAGATCAAGATAAGATATTATGTAAGGTGGTTAAACGCGCTTCACAGGACAATGGCGCAACGTGGGAGAATATAACCTTATGCACTGCCATGGAACAAATGAACCCTGATAATAACGTGTTATGGGTCGGTGTATTTACCTCTGATGATAGAACAAGCATAATAGATAAAGCTATGCAAGGTCAACAGGAGGCAATTGAACGGCTAAAACGGTTTCAAGGCTGATCCTAATTATGTTTTTCTTGTTGATTTGGTCGCGCGCAATTACTCTGTACTTCCTTCGGACGTTGTCAAGTTGGACTTTGATGATCTGTATATATGCATACATTGTATTATACAAAGGTCGGCACGGTTTAATAAGATTTTAAAGAAGCAAACACGCGGTAAAAATGGTATGCTTTTTCCAATTATAAATCTGTCAGATCTTGCCGATATGATATAATAGGAATATTATGGCTTCAAATGTTGTTGAATATATACTAGATATTAAAACCCGATCAGCTGAAAAGAATCTTGATCGTGTTGAGGATACTCTTGAAGGTGTAAATAGTGAATTAAAAAAGACCCAAAAAGAAAGTAAAAAAACAAAATCATCATTGGAAGAAATGAAAAATATTGGTGCTGTTCTTGGTAAGGTAGGAGCAGCGATAACAGCTGTTGCGATTGCTGTTGCTGCTGTAGGTGTTGCAAGTTTTAAAGCTGTAAAAAAAGTTACTGATTTAACTAATGAGCTAAACGATTTATCAATAAGAAGTGGTTTAACCTCTAAGACTATTCAAGCATTGAGGCAATCATTAAGCGCTTCGGGTCAACCGGCTGAAGGCTTAAATGAAATTTTAGGTGCTATGGCTGGGCAATTTGCTCAATTGGCTATAGAAGGATCAGAAGTAGAAAAGAAATTTACTAGTTTAGGGATTGCTATTAAAGATAATAATGGTCTGTTAAGATCTAATAATGATATTCTTTTGGATGGTATAAAAAAATTACAATCAATTGGTGATGCATCAACTAGATCAAGAACTGCTGTACTATTATTTGGAGAAGCCGGCGCAAAATTAAATCAAGCTTTGGGAGCAGGAAACTTTGATAAATTTCTATCTTTTACTGAAAAGTTTGGAATTGATACAGGACCGAGAGCATCAAAAGCTGCTGCCGATATGCAAAAAGCTTTATCATCTTTAGAGCTTATATTTAATTCAACATTACAAAAAATAGTAATGGCTACAAATGCACAAGATAAATTTACAGCAACAATTATTAAATTTGGTGGCTCTTTGGCTTTTGCTTCTAGTCTTATAAAATCATTTTCAGATGAAATAAATGCTGCTGTTAATGCTTTATTGTTTTTTGCAAAAAAAATTATACAGGTAATGATTAAAAGTGTTTTTCCATTTATTAAAAGTATTGAGCTAGCTATAGATGCAATCAATGTATTAGAAAATGTTATACCTGGTTTAAGTGAAGTAATTGATTCATTAACAAGAAATACAATTAATGCTGTTAAAGAAAATACAAATCTAGGTAATGCTCTCGATACTGCTGCTAAAGATGCAACGGAATTTATGGAAAGTTTAAATTCTGTAAGTCTAAAAATTGATAAAAATGTAAAAGGACAAAAACAAATAGCAAAGGAACTAAATACAACAACAAAACAAATAAAAGAACAAATAGAAGAATTACAAACCTTAAATGATGTTTTAGATAGCTTTTTTAGAAAGTTTACTAATTTTAATATTGGATCTTTTGTTGCTGGTTTTGCTGTTGTTTTTGATTTACTAAACAAGAAATTAAACAATCTTTTTGATACATCTAAAATTGATCGATTTGCTAATACATTAAGAAAACAACTATTTGGACAAGCTGTAAAATTGGCAGATACTGACACAATAGAAATGCCAAGTATGGTAATTGAAGCAACCAAATTCACCGGTTTCACAGAATTCTTAACAAAAATGAAATTAGCAATTGCAGAAATATTTTCAATTGGTATTAAAGGATTAGGAGCAGCCGGAGACAAGATAAGCAGCGCGTTATCTGGTGGGCTTTCAGCCGGTGCAACAACAGCAATAACAGGTATAGCAGCAGTTTTAAATATTGCTAAAGGCTTAGGAGAGAGAGGAGATACACCCAAGGAAATAAAAAAGAGCCTTGAAGATGAAATACAAGCAACTGCAAAAGGGATAGAAATGGGTCTAGAGGTTTTGCCCTCAATTTTATTTGAAACATTGCCACCTTTATTAATTGAATTTGTTGATAGATTGATTTTTGGTGTTTTAAAAGGTATAGCTGAACAGATCAATCTTTTAATTAATGCATTTAGATCTATATTTACGCGCGAAGGAAGACAAGAAAGAAAAGAGGCAAAAGAAAAAAGAAAAGAAGCAAGGGGAGAAGAATTCGAAAGGCGTCTTGGGGTATTGTTTGATATAATATCTAAAAGATCCGGGGGTCGTTATATACCATCGGCAAGAGGTGGCATCAGATTTACTGGTCAGGATGAGGGATTAGCTATGTTACATCGTGGGGAGTATGTAGTCCCCGAAACTGGGCAAGCGCCTCAAGGGGTACAAAGAACAATGATGGGCATGGGTTCTGGTGGTGTGACTATAAATATAAATGCTGCTGTTGTTGAGTCTAATGCTGTTGATGAATTGGTTAGGCAAATTGAAAGAAGGTTTTCAGCGTTTGGATCTTCTACTTCTCCGTTGTTTGGGGGTTCATAATGGGTAATGCAATATTCTTTTATTTTCCCCTTCCTGATGCCCGATCATTGGTTACTATTGATTTGGGTGAAGGCTTAGGTGAATTGTTTTCTGAGTTTGAAGTAGATTCTTCACAAGCTATTTCAAGAGGTGGAAGAAGATATCTATCAAATGGTTTACAACGTGAATTCGTAACCATTCAAAGAGATAGAATGATCGATGGGTCAACAAGCGCAGAAGAAAAAGCAATGAGATTGCAATCAATGCAGAATCATCTTGATCGGGGTGGTTATGTTTCTTTTTGCTCTGATGCTGATAAAGCTTATATGTTTCCTATATTAAATAATATTGTACAAGGTACAAATGAATTACTTTGTGGCTCAAATCCATTTAAAGATGTAACCGGGGCAAATTTACCGGCACAAAATGACTTTATTACAATACAGACTGATTCACCTACAAATATTGTTGAGTATAAAAAAATAAAATTTATTGATGGGGCTTTCAATAGCACAACAGGAGGAGAAATAACAACTAGTCCAGATTTAACATATACATATCAACAAAGGGCATTTATGCGTTATTATCGGTTCTGGCCCTGTATGCGTAGGGATCAAATAGACATTGGTCAAAACATCGTTACTAACGAAAATGGGAGGCTATTTTCTTTAAATGTACGTTTATATCATGATACATATTCATTTTTTAGATTTCACCCAAGTTTTGATGGTATTGATAGAAGCCCTAATTTCAGACCTCAAGGTGTGCCGGCTGCTTCTGGTGGTAGCTCAGGAGGATCAAATCCATTTGTAACAGCTCCGGGCGATCATGACATGGGCCCTTCTGGAACTTCTGGATCACCAGCTGCAGATATTCCTCCACCTGAAAACCTACAAAAGACAATAGGTTCATAATGGGTTGGAGTCAAAGTTTTATATTATCTTTGGATAATGCCTCTCTACAAGTGAGATATAAACTTGAATTTATTGGTGTATTGAATGCGCTAGGAAGACCTTTTACTGTTTATCAGGACAGTGGTTCAATTCAGATAGCACAAGGATCAATAAGAATAAACGGAACTAGGATCATCCCTCAAAGATGGTCTGTTACTTTTGGTTCTTTTGGGCTTCAGCTTGCCGGAGATATAAAGGAAATATTACCACAAATGAGAAGGGGTCAAATTGCTACATTAAGCTGTAGTCTAAATGGTGGAGTTTATGAAATTTTAGCGATTGGATCTTTGGATACTTTATCTGGTCAAAGAGGTTTGTACACTTTAAACTTTAAAGATCTACTATCAACCCTTCAAAACTCCTTAGATACAAGAGCCGGTACTGTATTTAGTGAGTCAGATCCTCCAAGATTTAATCTATTTTATGAAGTAGGACAAACAACAACAACAACATCAACTTTTGGAACAGGTGACGGTACATTAAATGTGTCATCAGCTTCGATTTTTAAAAAAAGCAATGATACAAGCGCAAAAGGAATTGTAAGAATAACAGACTCAAGTAATGATTTTTATGTATTTTGGACTGGTTCAACATCAACAACACTAACAGGATGCACAACAGCAGAATATAACAATAAAGAAAGGTTAAGCAGCGTACCAAGTGGGGCAACTGTTACATATTGCGCTTGGCTAGAGGGCACACCACTTGAAATCATCGCAAGTATATTAACAAGCACAGGAACAGGTAACAATGGGCAATTTGATCTTTATCCGGTTGAATGGTCAATAGGTGGTAAAATAGATAAACAGATATTTGATTTGTCTGATGCTGCAAGAGGATCAATGCAAATAACAAGATCAGATAGTGGAGTTTATGATTTAGGGATAGCAATAGAATCGCCTTTAACTGGTGGCTTTCGTGATCTTATAAACATATTGTCGACTGTTGGCATTTTTCCGGTATACAGACAGAATGCAATATCTATGAGGGCATGTACAGATCCAGAAGGACGAGAAACAAGACTAAACACTGATTTAAGGGCTTCTATTAGTGATTATGATATTATCGATGTATTACAGCATGATTTTTTTAGCCCAGATATTCCTAACATTTATCGTACTACATCAGTAAAATATAATTACATTAATTTTTATTATTCAGGTGGATTTTATAATAATTCTAGGGTTGACTCATTGCCGGCATTGTCAGAAATAAGCCGTGATTTTAGTCAATATTATTTGGCTGATCCTGATAATAGAGATACGCAAGCTTTACAAGATTTAAGAAGGATGCGCGTATGGGATCTATATATATCTGAAAGATTGGTTGTGCGATTGCCTTTGCGCTTTGCTGTTCTTTGTGCCGGTGACATAGTTACATACATTTCAGACTTTACCGATCATTTATACGACAACATAAACAAATATGTAAAAGGTAGATATTGTATGGTATTAGGTTGTGACTATTCAATTGATAAACAGGATTGTGTCGTTACGTTAGGAATACCATCTCCAAAAATGGGTGAAGCAATAGATAATGAAGATAGTGATGGGGGTTATAGTGGTTGGTATCCAAATGAAACATATAATAATACAGATTTGTTTATATGGTTATCTAGTGATGTAGATATGCAAGAATCATCTGGAGATGTGACATCTTGGACGGATCAACAGAATAGCTTTGTATTTACAAATCAAGTTGGTAATAACAACAACTATAACACCGGAGCGAATAGTCCAAGCAAAGAAATAACTGCATCAGGAATTTTTAATTATGCTCGTTTTAGCCATACAAATCATGAATTTCTTGCTACTAATTTTAATACAAAAATGGATTTACAATCAACAGATGGAATTTGTATAGCTGTTTTAATTAGAACTTTTATTGATCCGGTTGGTGATTTGCCCTACAGTGGAGCACCATATTATCAAGGACCGGTTCTTAACTGTGGAAGAGCATATCAATTTAATTTGCGTCAAAGTCATACAGGATCAACATTTACAAATACAATACAATTTAATAATAATAGCTCATCATTAAATCAAGATAATCAATATACAACTCCAAATGGCGACTGGACAATTATGATTTATGTAGGAGATGATTCAGGTGGTCCATCTTATACAGGAGAAACAGGTTGGTATGTTAACGGGACTAGAGTAAACACTGGAAATTATGCGCCTTCAAATTTCGACATGACTATAGATCCAGATTTTAGAATAGGTAGATATACAGATACAAATTATTCAAATCAAGCCGATGCATTTAATTATCAATTTGGATCTTTTGATCTTGCTGAGTTATTGACTTTTAGTATACCTCTACATGATGCAGAACGTGAAAAAGTAGAGGGTTACATTGCTCACAAATATGAAATTACTTCTGTTCTACCTGAATCCCACCCATACAAAAACGATGTACCGACATGATAAGATATTCTATTGATGCGCCTCCTGTAATTAACAGAGCTAAATATTTAGATTTTAAAACCTTCATGGGCTTATATGATTTAAATTTAATTGTATGCAGAAATGACATTGAAAGACCTGATACATTCCAGGATACCATGCATGTTGTATACCACGATGGTGAAAAGTGGATTGAATATATATATCCGTGTACATCTCACAGTGGAATATATTATCTAAACAACCCCACTAGAAAAGCCGGAACCGCTATATTAAAGCACGATTATCAATATAGGTGCGTGTTTACAATAGGCATGCGATCATCGGGCTACGAATGTTTAATACCTTGCGCCGATATACCTGTATGGAGAGATGGAAATAAAGATGATGTTATAGAGTATGGTGGTCTTGATTATGATAGTGCTGGAATACAAATACATAGAGCAAATGCTTTTGATACTTCCGTAAAAGTTGGTAAATATAGTGCCGGTTGTGTTGTATTGCAGACCGGTTTTGATGGCTTTATGGATCTATGTTATAAACAAAAAAGCCATGGTAAAGGCTCAAAGTTTAGTTTAACAATTTTATGGGGTATGTTTTTATGAGAGTTCCTTATGTAGCAATAGTTAAAATCGTTATGGATGAAATATATAATAGTTATGTCAAAGTGCAAGCAGCAAAAGCGCCGGATTCTGATGGTGGAAAAAAAGTAACACGTTCAGAAATATGGGATCTTGTTACTAGCATTTTATTAAATATTGGTCCTGAGATTGAACAAGTAATTAGCAAAAACAATCAATTATCTTTTTCTGTAGAATATCGTTGGCATGTACTGTCAATAATTGTTCAAAGTTTGAACGAACTTCCAGAAGAGTTTGAAAGCGCAAAAGCCGATGATGACAAGATAGATCGAGAAGAAGCCATGGAGATAGTAGGTCAAATATTGAAAAATGCAATACCTAAGATCTTGAAAATAACCGTGGATGATATATAATAGGGCTATGGATATCTCTACATTTATAGACCTTGCAACTGGTCAGTTTGGCGCTCTTATGGTGGCTCTTGGTGCTCTTTATATGCTTATGAAGCATCACAAAGAAACCTTAGATCGCATGTATAATGATCACCGAGCAGATAGAGAGCTTTATAGAACTACATTAATTAACTTGTCTCAAAAAATAGATAAAATTGGGGATGATGTAGCAATCATTAAAGCCGAGTTGAGATAATGGAAATTTTATACGATGTTTTGATGAATGCCGGTCCGATTGGGTTGTTGGCTATTTATGCCATTTATAGCAATTCACAAAGTGAAAAAAGAATAGAGTATCTTTTGGAAAAGAAAGAAGAAAAAGAAGAGCAAATTAGAGAAAGATGGATTGCTGTTGTTGATAAGCTGCAAGGAGAAAAGGATGAAATGGATCGTGATATTGTTAGAAGACTTGAAAGCATAGAAAAACTATTACAGGTATATAACAACACATGATCGAAGAAAGCGA